TTCTTGGGTGTATTCCATTTTCTTGGCCATCTATCTCTCCTTCCCCAACCGCTTTTGCAGATAGAGCGGCATATCTGGTGGGTTCAGTTCTTCCATAACGGTCCTCAGGTAATCTCCGTGTTCTTTAAGAACCCACTCCAACGCCTCTTTCGCTTCCTGTAGGTCTTTGAGGGTGGTGGAGAAGGAGCGGAACAGATCATCCAGTACCCGATTATCCCCCCTCAACCGTTCATTTAGCTCGCGGGTGAGCGTGTGAGAGGCTTGGATTTCGCGTTCGAGTTGGCGGGCGAACGCCGCCCAAGAAAGCTGAACAGTCACTGGGCTTTCAAAGGCTTTGGATCGAGGACATTGAAATACCATTTCATCTGTCATTGGGGTGTCTAGCATATCGCTCATATCTTCCCCCGTTCGCGCAGTAAGGCGCGGATGATCCCGCAAGCATCCTTCTCTCGAAGTTCGTCATTATCGTAGTCGTCATAACATCCGTTCTTAAGGAACGCTTTAGCCCGCTTCTCCACCTCCGTCTCGATGTCAGGGGCAGTGTCGTGCATTATTTTGAAAAGCTCCTTAACGATTTGTTGGATGCTTCTGGTTGTAGCGAGCTTATGGGTAATCTCACGATAAAGATCAGCACCACGGTTCAACATTTGATTATCTGGCTCGCGTGGGATGTGCTTGATGGGGGTCATGGCTGGTTGCTCATAGTTATGCCTTCTTGTCAGCGTTTGAAATCATGGCAGAGTCAGCTCCTTAAACCGATCAAAAAAAAACCTATTTTTCGCCGCTTTCTTCGTTTGAAGTCGATCATGTCTTATCCTTATGCTTGGGCATCAGGTTGGTGAGTTTGTAGTAGCGGGTTTTGCCAAGGAGGGTTTCCCAGAAGTAGCTGCGTTGGCATTTGGAGCATTGTGTTTGGTCATAGCGATGCCGGCACCAGGAGGTGTTGTCGGCGCCGCAGCCGGGGCACTTCCAGTTGAGCTCGGCGCGCGAGAGTCTTGGAGCTAAGTCATCAGCCATTAGTTTTTTCTGATGCTGTGCGCCGGTCTTCCACCGGTAGATCGTGGCCCGGCTGATGCCGGTGATCGCGACGATGGTCTCGATGGGGACGTTGTCTTCCAGGGCTTGGAGGGCATCTGTTTTAGTACCGTTCATCGCGGGGATTCTCGCAGAGTTGAAAAGTGGGCTGTTTTGTTTGTTTAGCGCGAATTTAAAACCTGGGCGCTGGGTGCTCGGAATGCTAAGCGGATCATGGGGTTACTGATGACTGATGACTCAGGGCTAGTGAGAATCCGGGGCAGAACGTGAGACGGGTCTGTCGTTTTTGCGCGAGAGACGGACCCGGTTGATTTAAAAGAGATTTCTGTGAGAATTCTAATTATTCTTCGATGAATACTGGCGTATTATATATATTATATATATTAATTACTTATACTTAATATATAGTACGTAGTACGTATTTTGTCTCACGGCTTGAGTTTGAGAGCGATCTAGCCAGCTGGGAGACTTTTGAAAAAATAAAAAACACTTTCACACGATTCCCCTTAAGGTTGCTCAAACCGCGCTAAAATCCCAATACCGGAGCTATGAAATAAATGTAAGTTATTGAAAAAGCCGGCTCGAGTTTGAGGTTTTTGTGAGATTTATGGGGTATATTATGAGACGCTAATATACTCGTTTTTTGCTAGGGAATAAGTGTAAGCCTTTGAAAAGGCCGGCTCGAGTTTTAAAACGGTGTTTTGGAGCCCCAGGCGTTGGCAACGGGTGGAGAAGCCCGCGGAGGGTACCCGGACCGCACCCTTCCGCCACTTATGTCCCGAATGACGGTGCGGTTGACCTCAAAGCTATTTCAGATGAACGGTAGTGCTAAGCCGCTGAACGGGCATAGTCCCATTGAAACCAGTGTTGCATGTACTGAGAGGCCTCGTCGGTGAGTGGCGGAGGGGGCTTCTGAGGCGTGTTGTTGTGTTGGGTCAGGTTGACGTTGAGATGCTCGGCGAGGTTTTGCAGGTATTGGAATGGCCAGATTGTGGTGCCTAGGTCGGGTCGGAGGTATATGAATTGGCTTTTGCGGTTTTCTGGGAGCGGGTGCCGGACGGTGAATTTCGGGAAGAAGCGTCCTTTGCCTGTGGCGTCGTAGGCGTGTGTGAATACAGTTTGGTTGTTCATGAGCCATTCCGAGAATGGCTGTTTGACACTGGTGCGCATGGCTTCGGAGTAGGCCGGATCGGCGTGTGGGCCGTTGAAGTTACGGAGAAATTTGTAGAGGCTCCAGAGGCGGTCGAGCGGATCACGGATTACGCCGAGTTTCTCCCAGCGGTCGTAGCCCTGGGGTACGCCGTCGGCTTCCATGTGGCGGTAGAGCAACACGGATTGTGGATACTTGGCGGCGATGGCGCGGCGCAGGGATCCGGATCCTGTGCGTGGGACGAGGATGATAATTTTCTGAAGCTCAGGTATGAGGATCATGAAGGGTCTCTTGTGGTTTGTCTGCCGGGCCGGTGCGGTCACGCTGGCTGATAAGGCTTGCTGCCGCTCCGTTTACCCGCTTATCTCACGGTATAGGCCTGAGCCCACGCTATCGACGTTAGGTTCAGACCGTTCCGAATAGGGCTACCTTCTTACTGGTTCTGTTCCTACCCGGCAGACTCGTTAATAAATTGGCGGGAATGGGGAGACTTGAACTTCCGACATCCGGCTTGACAAGCCGGCGCTCTATCCTGCTGAGCTACATCCCCGATAAGGAGGGCTGAATGGGAGTCGAACCCTAGGGCGTTGGATTAGTTGACTCTCCAACGTCCCGTCCAGTATTGCAGTGCTGACCGCTCAGCGCCCATCTACGTGTCTGCAGACATGCCTGCAGCTTTATTTCGATGCTGGATTCAGCCCATGTTTGGTGAATCGGGCGGGGCTCGAACCCGCTAGGACCAGCTTGAAGGGCTGGCTGCTCGACCACTTTGCATTCCGATTCAGGTATGACTCTGCTCCATGTTCTTGTAACAGCGCTGTACCATGAGTGCCTGGGTGATGGCGTCATCGAGCGCGTTGTGGTGGTCACCGATGCGCCATTGGGGTTTGTCGTCGTAGTTGGGGAATCCGCTGCGCTCGATGGTACGTACGCAGTTCTCTTCCCAGTATTTCATGGGCCACATCTCGCGGACGGATTTGAATGCGCTCTTGATGATGACGCAGTCGAAGCTCGGGCCTTTGGCCCACACGCCGGTGAGTCGCTGTGGGCGCTCCTGGATCCAGCGTCGCAGGCCGCTGATGGCCTCGAGGAGGCTGCGGTTGTTTTGTAGCATGGCCAGGCGCGCGCCGTCGGCCTGCTGCATCCACCACACAACGGTGCTGGGCGACATGGTGCGGCCGAGGCGGACATTATCTTCCAGGCTGACGGTGCAGAAGTAGCTGTCCTTGCGTAGGTCGTCGGGTGTGCTGGTGGAGTTGAATGGGTCGAATACGCAAGCACCGATTGAGGTGACCGCGGCGTCGCGTTCGGTGTCCATGGTTTCCAAGTCCAGCATGAATTCGGCGTTGATCATTTGGATTTTGGCTCCTCGTCTTTATGAATGGTTTTCTTGAAGTAGCCGTTTAAGGCGGTGTGGAAGACGATGACGCCTTCCGGGTTCATGAAACCGGGCGCTGCGACGCTTCCTTTTTTGTCGAGTTGAAAGAGCATGTCGTCGACGGCTTGGGTGTTAAAAGGTCCTTGGTAGAGTACCGGTACCACATGGCAGCATTCCGGTTTGGTCTCTTCATTCCATCGGGAGGTGTTGAAAAGTGAGAAGCGTTTTTCTTTGAGGCCATATCCACGGCCGATTTTGCCGCCCCACCACTCACCGAAATGGGAGCCTTCACCTAGGTGGGTGAGTTCTTCGGCGTGTTTGGCTACCCATGCGGCGAAGCCGAAGTTGTCGTCTCCGGGGGATATGAATCGGTTGCGTGAGCCGGCGTAGATGTAGTAACGAGCGGCGCCGCCAGGGGGTAGGCACGATTGCGGTGGTTGGTATTGCCGGTCCTAAGCCGAAACCTAGTGGTGAAAAGGAGATCGTGATTTGCGCGTTAGTGCCGTCGAGTTTCTCAGTGATGATACATTCGCGGGACAGGCGCGGAATTTTTCCAAACGAATTGAACATGGTGGCCTCTTATTTGTTGTAGAAGACTTCGTGGCCGCCTTCAGCTTTGAGCGGGAGGTCGGGTGCCCAGGCGGGCGGTGTGGCCATGGTGTCCAGCATGAACTTGAAGCACTTATCAGCTTCATCTTCAGGTGCGAGCGCGACGACTTCGTCATATGTGAACATGACGGCACGCCAGCGCTGGTCGATGATTTGGAGCTGGTCGGTAACGATGATGCGGGCCAAGGCCTGTACGATGTTTTCGACGCCGAGGCCTCCGTAGATCTTGGTGCGGCCGCCTTCTTGGACGGTGTAATAGAGATCACCGTCGTAGCCGCCCAGATCTGGATAGTAGAGATCCATGCCGTTAGGTAGCCGGATGCGCTCGTGGCTGAAGGTCATCCCTTTGTAGGTATATGGTTTCATCTTGGGGGAGGTCATGGCCCACAAGAGGTTGTTGATGGTTTTCCAGCTGGCGGTGATGGCCTCGTATTTACCGCGATAGCCGTACACGATCCCGGTGGAAGTGTCTAATTCGATGAAGACGCGTGGGCCGCTTAATGCACCGGCGGCTAAGGTGGCTTTGAGTTTGGGGGGTCCCATGCCGAAGCCTAGGCCGAGGATGCAGACCTTGCCGACGAAGCCTTCGAGTTCGTCTGGGTGGGTTTCGATTCCGTTTATTATTTCTATGCGTTTACGGTTGATGGGCCGGTGGTAAATGATCTCTGAGGCGAATTCGCTGTAGACGTCGCGGTCGGCCCGGAAGGCTTCGAGGAGTCCGAGTTCGTCGGCTTGCCATGGGTTGACGCGCGCTTCGATTTGGGCGGAATCACTTACGACCAGGCGGTATCCTGGTGGTGCGATTATGGACTTACGCAGCTCTGATCCGCGCTTGAGGGCGAGCGGGTTGACTTTATCGCCGCCTGAAGGTCTTCCGGTGTGCGCGCCATAATGGTTGAGGTAAACCGGCCACGGCTTGTTGTCTTCGGTGATTCGCAGCAGCCGCTGTGTTTTGTTTTCGTTCTGGTTGGATTTGGCATGGATGCGTGCGGCCATCAGGTCGCGGGTGCGTTCATCTGGGCTGTCGCGCAGGTCCAGAAATGCTGAGTCGCCCTTGGCGAATGCATATGTTTGTTCGCCTGTGGTGGGGCTGATTTTCATCGGCACGGTTATGCCGGCGTTCTCTAGGATCTTGGCGAACTTTGGGTTGCTGGTGAAGTCCTTGCGCGTGTAGCCGGTTTTGTCGATGAGTGCGGCCTTTTCGGCTAGCTCGGCCTCCATGGCTTTGATCGCGCGTGGTCGGTCGGTCAGGAGTACGGGGTTGGTGAATAGTTTGATGGTGAAGTTCATTAGCCATAGCTCGGCCGGGATGAAGAATGGTAGGAGCTTCTCGGCGATGGTGTCGGCGATGTCCACGTCCTGGTCGCAGTACACACTCAGAGGTTGTTCGAGTTCAGGGGTGAGTTCTCGCAAGCCTTTGGTGGCGTCCAGGGCTGCTTCTAGGTTGGTGTAAGAAATGTTGAGGTGTCGGGCTACGGAATATAAATCATGTCGGCATGAGGTCTGGTTGATGGCGCGGCTCATGCTTAAGGTACATATGAAAGAGCGTGGTTCTACTCCCACATGTTCTTTGAGGATGAGGCCTTCAAATTGCGCGTGATGCGCGATGAGATCGGTGTCGGTCCAGTTTACATCGTTTTGTAGGAATTTGAGCAGCGCGTCGCGTCGCATCCAACGGGTAGGTTTGCGGTCAACTTTGACTGAGCCTCCATGGATGAGGAATTCGGGACTGCGGATGTATTCTGCGGTGGTGTGTTGGTACTTGCCTTTTTTTAGTGTGTAGGTGCTGCTGAAGTAGGTTTCGAGGTCGAGTCCTAGACGCATGGCGTGAGTGTACTCATCAGAGGTATGGGCTGTTTTTGGTATGTGTAGGCATAAAAAATGCCCCGGGGCTTGGGGGAGGCCTTGTCCGGGGCGTGGTTGGATCGCGGGGGAGGGTTGGAGAGTTGTTACGCGGTGGCCTGATCGGGTTGTTTGTCCTCCATGGTCTCGGTGGCGGTGGAGGAGAGGAACGCGGCGCGGTTGTTGTTCTCGGCGTCGGTAGCCATCTGATCCGCCAAGGTGTCGGCCTTGTTCATCACGTCGATGAGCAGGCGGCGTTCTGCACCGAGGTCGGCTAGGCGTTTGGCTCGGCGGGTACCGGCGGCCTGTTGTAGGCGTTGCTGCTCGTATTGGTCGCATTTACTGGCGACTTTCTCGAGGATACGGGCGGCATCGTAATCCGAGAGCTCGAAATCGCCGGATTCGAAGCGCAGAGCCGCATCGATCTCGTTGGCGATGTATTTCTGGTCGCGGAGGATGGCTTGACGCGTGAGCTCCTGGCGTTCGAGGTTCTGCTTGGCGTTACCTTCGAAGGCTGCGGTTGCTTCCGCGATGGTGACGCCCATGGTGGTGGCGAAGGTCTTTATCTCTTCCTCGGGCGTGACACGCGGGGCGTTGTTCTCCTTTGTGACCAGAGCGATGACGCTTTCACCGGTGGGTAGGAAGTCCGGGGTGGCTTCTTCCTTGGCCCAGCTGATGATGCTGCTGATCTCCGTGATGCGCTGGTCTTGGCGTTTTAGGCGGGTGAGTTTGTCTGCTTCTGGCATGCTGCGTAGGCGCGTGAATTGGTTGTCGTCCGGGTGGTCCATGCGCGCCCGTACCGCGATAGCGGAGGCGAGGCTGGCGCTGTACGACCAGACGAGGGAGGCCATCAAGGATCCGTGGACACCGTTTACGAGCTTGAGGTCGTTGATCCGTTGTTCGACTTTTGTTATGTTTGACATTATGTTCTCCAGTTGTATTGCGTTGGTTAGATGTGTGAAGCGATGAACTTGTGCTTGAATTGTACGAAATGTTCTCGACTCCGGATGTTGCCGGGGACGTAATCCATATAGGCGTCGACGGCTTCGTCCTCTAGGCGGCTGATGGTGTCTTCTACGCTCTCTGTTACGAGCGGTGAATGGTCAGCGGCGATCTCGGCAACTTGACTATTGAATAGAACTCTCATGTAACCCCCCAAGTTAAATGAACGACATAAATCCAAACTCAAACCACACCAGGCCCCAACTCAAACAACTCAAAACCGGGAGCTTGGTGGGCGTAAAAAAGCCCGCCTAAGCGGGCTTGTTGGGTGCGGCAATGTTGTTATCTCCTGTTAACTTCGTTGAAAATGACTCGGAGCGTCCTCGCCCTGAGTCACTAGTCCTAAGTCACTAAGCCTTAAATACCCCGAGTACTTAGTCACCCCGTTACCCCGAACGCCTTACTGAGCGCGTAGCCCCCGGCCAGCAGCAGGCCCAGGTATCCCGCCCAGAACAGCTTGGCCTGCCGGGGCCACGGGGTATGGGGAACGCGCTCCGCGGGCTGTATGAGGTCTCGGAAGCCCGTGTGGCGATCCCAGATGGTGGCGGTGCAGCTCGGGCAGTCACACGCGCCCAGCTCAATCTCCTCCACGGCCAGCTCTTCGACTTCGGCTACTGGCAACGCGAACCGCCGGTCACCCGGGGCGATCTTCACTGCGTCGTAGTCGCCCGACGCGAACAGCACGTTGGGCAGGCTAGCTTTGCAGCGTCCCACGCATTGCTCGTCGCACGGGCACTGGCCGACGGGTGACAGGTTCTGCTCTTCACGACGTATCTCGTTCTGTTTGAACTTGCTCATGGGTCATTACTCCTTAGCACTGAGTCATTGGTTAGTAGGAACTTCACACCCCGCACGCAGCACCAAGTGCGCAGCACGCGGTGGCAGTAAAAAGCCCCTGGGCGCGAGCCGCAGGGGCAGGTTGGTTAATCGAAGCAACGGCCGTTCGGCACTAACGGCTTGTCGGTGCCGATCCGGAGGTACGGCTTCTCTTGGCCGACATCGGACTTCCGGTAGGATTTCCAGACCGCCACCGACACCTTCTTGTCGGTGCCGTGGATGGCCAGGACGCCCCGACGGGTCGGAGCCTTCGGGTTCTCCGAGGGCGTGCGCAGGAGCGTGCCTGTGGCGACGATCTCGTTGCCGCGCTTGACGGTGAGCATGCCGTCCGGGGTGAACCACGCGTCCAGCTCTTCGGACTCGTCATCGAGTACGAAGCTGCCACGCATGGCCTTGTCGGAGTACGAGAACACCGCACCGGTGAAGCGGTTGTCGAAGCCCTCGGGTGCATCGGACTGCTGGGTATACTGGTTCATGGTAAAGCCCTCATGTATAGAGAACGGAATGTTCTCCTTCACCCCAAACACGCAGGACTGAGTGCGAAGCACGAAGTCAAAATAGTTGGTTCAACCTCGCGCGAATGCGCGAGCACATTCGAGCTTTTCCCAAGAGCATGAAAAGGGTTGACGGGTGGGTTTGTGGGTCGAGTAGGGTGGACCCGGAGACATGACTAAGTTTCAGAATTTTCACGGCCTATTTTATTTTTTAAATTTTGTGGGCTGTTTTTATGCCAAAAGATAAACAGCCCAGGGGTTTGCTATGACAAGCTCTGTCTGTGCATTTGGTTATATCGAGAAAAGCCGCAAAAGCGCGAGGGAAGCTGCGGTACTTCACCGGCCACGCGTGCAAACGCGGTCACGTCGTGGAGCGACAAATTTCGAACAGGCAATGTCTGGAATGTACTCGCATCAACCACAACGACCGGCGGCGGACATATCCGGAGAAGGAACGGGCCGTTCGCCGCAAATGGCGGCGTGCCAACCTGAAAAAAGCCCGCGCCTACGGCCGCGCCCGTAGGGCGCTCAACCCAGAAAAGCACGGGCCGACTTTCGTGAATGGCGGAAAGCTAATCCGGAGATAGCGCGCGCCGCATGTCGCGCGTGGGCCAAAGCCAACCCCGACAAAGCCAACGCCGCAGTAGCCCTTCGCCGCGCTCAGAAGCTCAAAGCCACCCCAAAATGGGCCAATCACGACGCGATTAACATCATTTACGCCGTCGCGCGGTTCCAGAGACGGCATGTTGACCACATCGTCCCGCTCAAAGGCAAAAACGTCTGCGGCCTGCACGTCCACAACAATCTGAGGCCGTTGGAGCCCAAGAAAAACATGAGTAAGGGCAACAAATTACTCGAGGAGGCCGCATGAACCCCATCAAATTCGAGCCGGAACTGGAGTACACCCGCGAAACTACACTCGGTGAGCTTCTCGACCGCGGCGGGGGCCATCAACCCGGAACAAGCGACGCCTTAACGCTCCACTTTTCGAACGCTGAGGGCGAGTTTGTCGGCTCGTTCTGCATCGTCCGAGGAGTTGACGCCGACATTGTCACCGATGCGGTTTTTACCGCCCTCGTCGGCGGCCCAATCCCTAAAAACCGAGTACTTCACTAACAAAAGAGGAAAAATCCATGCTCAAAGCTTCTGAAAACGCCGCAAAAGTCGTCGCTGAGCCCCGTCTGCAGCAGATCATCACCGATCTCAACGGGGTCAACATGTACGCCCGCGGCCTGGCCGAACGCGCCGACGAAATCGACGCGCGACTGAGCGGAAAACACGTCGGTGCTGGCATCCAGGGCACTCCGGTGGAGGCGCCGGCAGGTCTCTTGGCGCAGCTGGAAGGGGGCCTGGGCGATCTCCGCGCCACGCTCGGCAGCATCGAAGCCCGCCTGATATCGCTCAGCCAGAGCATTTAACTCAACACCAAGAAGAGGAAACAAGATGACAACAGTTACCGCATTTCACTTCGAAGTTGCGCTAGCCCACATTAAAAACGGTCGCAGGGTGCAGCGCATCGGTTGGAACGGCAAGGGAATGTTCATTTTCCTCGTGCCCGGCAGCAAGTTCAAAGTCAACCGCCCGCCGCTGCTCGGCATCTACGAGGAAGGCACCGAGATCAACTACCACGCGCACGTCGACATGCGTACCGCGGACGGCAAAATCGTGCCGTGGATCTGCTCGCAGACTGACATGCTGGCGACGGACTGGGCGCTGGTGTAATGCCCCGCTTCCGCAAGCGTCCCGTCACAGTCGACGCCGTCCAGTGGGGCGGCGTCGGCGATCACCCGGCCGTGCGGCCCTGGATTCATCCGTACAGCGACGTCAGCAAAGGCGTTTGCGGTTACTGCGCCGCTCCGATGGGCGCCCACGGCTGGATAGACACCCGCGAGGGCGGCCACATCGTCTGCCCGGGTGACTGGGTCATCACTGGCGTGGCCGGCGAGAACTACCCCTGTAAGCCGGACATATTCGAGCAGACGTACGAGGCGGTGTGAGCGCGTACCTTGATCAGTGGAACGTGCAGGTAGCCGAGTATTGCCGCCGGTTTGAACGCCGGCACGCGGCAGTAGTTACTCGGTATCGGGTCATGAGTCATCAGCACTACGTCATTGCTCATCCTAACTCGTTAGCCGCATGGTACTACGTCCTGGGTAACTGCAAACCGCAGCATTGGAACGCCGTCATGACGGTCTGGCGCTACGGGATGGGAGTCTCATGAGCTACCAAGAAGAACTCAACCGCCACAAAGAAGCCAAGAGTGTAGAGCCGGTACTACGCCCTATGCCGTCGAAGAAACGAGGCCCTAAGTCTTTCGTTCTAGAATGCCGCTGGGTTCCACGACTGACGCCGTGGGAGAAATGGAGGGCGTATTACACGTACGAAGCCGCCGAACGCGCCCGCAAGCGGCTTTCTCGCAAGTATTCGTTTATGGAGCTGCGTCACCGGCCATGCCCTTAGTCATCAGTATCTTGTTCCTGGTCCTCTGTTCTCCGTCATCAGTCACCGTCGAGCCGTATGCCGATGAGGACGTCGAGGTGATTGAGGACGTCGAGGTCTGGGTCAATTTCCACTGGGAGCTCTGATCGTGTTCGACAAAGCCATCGAGTTCATCAACCGGTTCTGGGACTGGGCCAAGCCGTTCGAGATCCTCATGGCCTACGAGGGTGGGGTGATGACGCGCTTCGGGAAGTTCCAGAAGACGCTGACGCCCGGGTTATACCTCAAGGTGCCGTTCGTGGACTACGCCCTCACCACCCACACGACGATCACCACGCTGCAGCTCCGCCCGCAGACCTTGACCACGAAGGACGGCCAGCAGGTTGTGATCGGCGCCATCGTCAAGTACCAGATCAAGGACCCCAAGCCGTTCCTGCTGGACATCTGGGACAGTACCGACGTGCTGAACGACGTCACGCTCGGCGCCATCAAGCGCGTCGTGAACGCGCTGTCCTTCGAGGACCTGGTCCACACCGACGTGGAGGCCCTCGTGCTGGAGGCGGTGCGCAAGGAGTGCAACCAGTACGGCTTCCGCATCCACAAGGTGACGTTCACCGACATGGGAAAAATTCGTACGCTGAGACTGATGACTACGGGCTCAGCGCAAACCCCTTAAATTCTAGGCAGCCCACTGACCGGATCAGCCATGATTCGGTCCAAATGACTCAACTCCGGGACCTCACAGAAGCGCAGCATCTTTTTGTTCAGTGCGCCACCGCCGGGCTCACCACGGCCGCCGCGGCACGAGCCGCCGGCATCAGCGAAGAAGAAGGCCAGCGGATCGTCCAGCTGCCACACATTCAGGCGGCGATGGCGGAGATCCGCAACAAGCTCGCGACCAAGCTCGAAATCACTCGTGAAGATGTGGCCCGCGGCTTCCTCGACGCCGTGCGCAGCTCGGCCAACTCGATGGAGCTCGTCGCCGCGTGGCGCGAGATCGGCAAGTTGCTCGGTCACTACGCGGCGGAGAGAGTCGAGAACACGATCAACGTGGCCGGCGTCGCCAAACTCACACAGATGAAGCAGCTCGACGACAAAGAGCTGCTGGATCTTATCGGGGTCGACCCGACCAAGGTGCTGCAAGGGTCGTGTGAACGCGTGGAAGAGGCATATGCGACTGATAAGCCATAAAGAAGCCAAAGCCGCTGGCCTGAAGCGCTACTTCACCGGCAAGAAGTGCGCTCGCGGGCACATCGCCGAGAGGCTCGTGTCCTGTCGTAATTGTCTTCAATGCCATAACGAGAAATGTACCGCCTGGGCGAAAAGAAACCGGGCAAAACGCAGGAAGTTTGCCCGCGCCGGGTACGCGGCGAACCCAGACAAGCAGCGGCTTCGCTGTCAGGCCTACTACGCCGCCAACACGGCGCGCGCTCGGGCGCGGGTCAGCGCATGGAAAAGAAAACACCCGGACAAAAACACCGCCAACACGGCGCGCCGCAACGCCCGCAAGCTCAAAGCCACTCCGATCTGGGCGAATCATGACGCCATCGAGGTCCTCTATTCGCTCGCGCGAAGCGCCAGCAAACAGGTCGACCACATCGTCCCGCTCAAAGGCAGAAGTGTCTGTGGTTTGCACGTTCATAACAACATGCAGCTCCTACCGCCGGCAGAGAACATGAAGAAAGGCAACCGGCATGTCTGAAAAGGAAATCGATTACACAGCAATTCCATGCCCCGTGTGCCATGAGGTCAAGTCATTTGATCGCTACAACATGAAAGGGCCGCCGTTCACGATCTGCTCGGCCTGTGTGCTGATCAAAGACCAGCAGGCCCATGAGGATGCGAAGGCGCGCCGCCGGGCGGAGAAGCTGATCGAGAACCCCCTGCTCGGCATGGACCGCGCCACCAAGGCAAGGACCCTCGCCAAGGCGAAGAGTAAGAAGGCCAACGAAAAACATAAACGCAAGACCGGGGCCAACCTACGTGAAGCGGCCCAGACCAAAGTGGCCAAGGCCGTCGCCGCCGTGATGCCGCCGACCACGCCCAAGCACGAACCGACCGAGGCCGAGAAAGAACTGGCCTGGCGCATCCTGGCGCAGCGTCGCTTGCTGCCGTTCATCATGCGGTTCAAAGAAGACTACCTGGCCGGTTGGGTTCACAAGGATTTGTGTGAGCGGCTCGAGAAATTCAGTGACGACGTGGTTGCGGGCAAATCTCCCCGCTTAATGCTGTTCCTACCGCCGCGCACGGGGAAAAGTGAGATCGCGTCGGTGAATTTCCCGGCGTGGCATTTGGGGCGGAACCCAAAACACGAAGTCATCGCCACGTCGTACGCCGCCGCGCTGGCCTTCAGCTTCTCCAAGCGGGTCCGCGCCATCATCCGCGACCCGTCCTACACCAGCGTGTTCCGCGGGTGCCGGCTCGATCCGGACAGTCAGTCAACCGAGAACTGGAACACCACGGTCGGCGGAGGGTACCTCGCGGCCGGTGTCGGCGGACCCATCACGGGCCGCGGCGCGCACGTACTGATCGTGGATGACCCGGTCAAGAACCAGGAGGAGGCCGACTCCGAGACTTCGCGCGAAGTGGTGGCCAACTGGTACAGCTCCACCGCTTACACCCGACTCGCGCCTGGCGGCGGCGTGCTCATAATTATGACCCGCTGGAACGAAGCCGACCTCGCCGGCTGGCTGCTCGAAATGCAGAAGCAGGGCGGCGACACCTGGGAAGTCGTGTCGTACCCGGCCATGGCGGAAGAGGACGAGAAGTTCCGTAAGAAGGGCGAGGCGCTGCACCCGGAACGCTACAACATCGACATGTTGCAGCAGATCAAGAAGGCCGTCGGCCCGCGCAACTGGTCGGCGCTATACCAGCAGAACCCCGTGGCCGCCTCCGGCGTGTACTTCACGGACAAAATGATTCGTTTTTATGACGGCGCGCCGCCAGGGAACCTGCGGTACTACTCGGCGTGGGACTTGGCGATCAGCGTCAAAGAAAAGGCGGACTACACGGCCGGTGTAACCGTCGGCGTCGATGAGAACGACGTGATGTACGTGGTCGACGTGCGCCGCGGTAAGTGGACCGCGGACCAGATTGTGGAGCAGATCCTCGACAACTACGTGAAGTGGAAGCCGGACGTGACGGGGATTGAGAAAGGGCATGTGCAGCTAGCTATCGGCCCATTTCTCAAGAAGCGCATCAAGGAGCGCAAACTATTTGCGATGTACGTGCTGGAATTCGGCGCAGGCCGCCGCGACAAAGCCTCGCGGGCACGACCGATCCAGGGGCGGATGGAGCAAGGCCTGGTGCGATTCCCGCGCCACGCGGCATGGATGGACGACCTGCGCAACGAGCTGCTGGGGTTCCAAGGCGGCGCCAAGCACGATGACCAGGCCGACGCGTTGGCTTGGGTTGGCGTCATGTTGGACGAGATCCTGCCGGCGCAGCTCAGCAAGAGCAAGAAGGCGAAATCCTGGCGCGATAAGTTGACGCGCTTCGGCGCTCGTAACAAGAACTTTTACGGCGCGAGTGCGATGTCGGCATGAAAGTAATCAGCCATAAAGATGCCAAAGCCGCGGGTCTGAAGCGGTACTTCACGGGCAAACCATGCAAGCGCGGCCACGTCGCAGAGCGGTTCGTGTCGAGCGCAGACTGCACCGAATGCAACCTCGAACGCCTCCGCGCCCGTAAAAAAACCAACCCGGAGAAAGTCCGCGCCTGGCGCCGCGCCCAATACAAAGCCAACGCGGACAAAGAGCGCGCCCTCATTCGTGCCTGGCAGAAGGCCAACCCGGACAAGCACAACGCCAGGCAAGCGCGACGTCGTGCCCGCAAGCTCGAAGCCACCCCAATCTGGGCGTGCAAAGAAGCCATCGACGTCATCTATGCGTTGGCGCAGTCGCAGAAGAAACACGTTGATCACATCATCCCACTAAAGAGCCCGCTCGTCTGTGGGCTCCACGTACACAACAACATGCAGCTCCTACCGCCGGCAGAGAACATGTCGAAAGGAAACCGCTATGACGGATAAAGCTACGCCGTTCACATATTCTCCGAAAGACATGGCCATTGCCGACGAGAACTACCGCCGCTACGTACGCGACCGCGACAACGGTCACATCGACTTCGTCAAGCTCGCGCTCAAATGCGACGAGTACTATCGAGGCGAGCAGTGGGCTGAGGAAGACCTCGCCAAGCTCAATGCCTCCAAGCGCCCGGCGCTGACCATCAACGAAGTTCTCCCCACCGTTAATACGGTCTTGGGCGAGCAGACCCAGCAGCGCGCCAATATCGTATACAAACCGGTCGGCGACGGCACCAGCGAAGTTGCCGAGGTAATCACAAAGGTCGCCCTCCACATCTGGGACGATAACAGCGTTGACTACCAGGAGTCCCAGGTATTCGCCGACGGCATCATCATGGGCCGCGGGTTCTTCGATATCCGCATGGACTTCTCCGACAACATCAACGGCGAGGTCCGCATCGTGGCGGACGACCCGCTCAATATCGTCATCGACTCCGACGCCAAGGACTACGACCCCAAGACGTGGAAGGGCGTGAGCGAGACCAAGTGGTTAAGCCTCGACGACATAACCCTCACGTACGGCAAGGACAAAGCCGACGAGCTGCGCGGGTACGTGGCCTGCGAGTCGTCCTACGGCAGCGACAGCATCGAGCTGGGCGCGCCCACCTTCGGCGGCACGGAAGGCTCAACCGGCGTGGGCGAGTACGCCGGCGGCGAAGCGGAGACGGACGGCAGCACCATCCGGCGCGTGCGCGTCGTCGAGCGCCAGCACCGGAAGCTGTCGCTGGTGGAGTACTTCGTTGATCAGGAGCACGGCGATATGCGCCAGGTGCCCGAGCACTGGAACCGCGAGAAACGCCGCGCGTTTGCCGCGCAGTGGGGTCTCGGCCTCATCAAGAAGACCGAGTCGCGTATCCGCTGGACCGCCACCGCCGACCACGTCGTGCTGCACGACAGCTGGAGCCCGTACAAACGCTTTACCAAGATCCCGTACTTCGCGTACTTCCGCCGCGGCAAGCCGTTCGGCCTCGTGCGCAACCTGATCTCCCCGCAGGACCAGCTGAATAAGGTATCTAGCCAGGAGCTGCACGTCGTCAACACCACCGCCAACAGCGGCTGGATCACTGAGGCGGGCTCCCTGACTAACATGGACGGCAACGAGCTGGCGGAGCGCGGCGCCGAGACCGGCCTGCACATTGAGTATGCCCAAGGGCGCGCGGTGCCCGAGAAGATCCAACCCAACCAGATTCCCAACGGACTCGACCGCATCAGCCAGAAGGCCGAGGTCAATATGCGCCGCATCAGCGGCGTCAACGAGTCCATGACTGGCAACGACAAGTCTGAGGTCTCGGGCGTCGCTATGGCCGACAAGCGCAGCCGCGGCTTCGTGATGCTCAACGTGCCGTTCGACAACCTGACCCGCACGCGCAACATGCTGGCCGAGCATGTCCTGGAGCTCGTGCAGCAGTTCTACACCGAAGGTCGCGTGTTCCAGCTGACCAACTATTCCAACCCGGAAGAGCCGGACGAGAAGGTGGAAGTCAACCAGATGACGCCGGAGGGCGAGGTCATCAACGACCTGACGCTGGGCGAATACAAGGTCGTGGTCACTTCCGCGCCCGCGCGCGACACGTTCGACGAGGGCCAGTTCGCCGAGGCCATCAGTCTGCGCGAGATCGGCGTGATGATCCCGGACGACGCCATCATCGAGTACTCCCACTTGTCCAAGAAACATGCGCTGGCCGAGCGCCTCCGCGCGCAGATGGGTATGGGCAAGCTCACGCCGGAGCAGCAGGCCGAGCAGGAGATGCAGCGCGAGCTCACCATCCGCCGCATCGTGGCCGAGATCGCCGAGATCGAAGCCACCAGTACCGAGCTCGAAGCACGCGCGCAACTCAATATGGCCAAGGCCCAGGAAGCCGTCACGCCCAAGCCGGGCGAGCCGGGTTCCGAAGGTATGGATGGCCAGCAGGAGATGCAGATCGCCCGCGAGGAGATGGAACTCAAGCTGCAGCAGAAGCGCGAAGAGCTGGCCATGCAGCGCCAGAACAAGCTCGACGAGCTGCGCAACGCACTGGTCATCGCCGAGATGGCCAACCACGCCAAGGGCATCCAGGCCGGCATGGAGCACCGCGCGCAGCAGGTGAAAATAAACAAGGACGACGCGACCAAACGCTTTGGAATCAAAGCCAAGGCCGCAGTCTCACGGTCCTCAGTGAAGAAGAGCTCTAAGAAGTAAACGGAACCGCGGGCCGACAATTCCGCGATAACAACATCCGCCTACAAAGGCGTTAAAAGGAAAAGCAATGATAACCGAAGCCGAAGCACCCGCAGTTGAGACAACAGCTCCCGCAGCTGCGCCCGTGATCGAGAACAAACACACGGACGCTTTTGCAGGTCGTGAAGCCGACGAGGTGGAGGAGTTCGATTCTTCCGGCGCAGACCGGGGTGACGAAGCCACTCCCGAAACGAACTCGGCAACTGAAGCCGCCGCAGCCGCGCAAGAGGCCGCCGAAGCGACCGCCGCTGAGAAAGCCGCGAAGGATGCCAAGGACGCGCAGGACGCTGCCGACCTGGCCGCTGCCAACGCCGCGAAGGAAGACAAGGCCGTAATCTCCGCAAATGCGGAGAAAGCCGCCAAGGGTGCCAAGGACGCCAAGGACGCTGCCGAGACCGCGCCAGACGCCGCCGAAGCCGGCGACCCGCCGGGGGACAAGAACCCCCGCATCCCGAAGGAGCGCTTCGACACGGTGAACAACAAGCGCAAAGCGGCGGAAGCCGAGAACCTGCGCCTGAAAACTGAGCTCGAAGCACTGAGAAACCCGCCCAAAGTACCGGACGCGTTCGACTTCGACGCCAAGGAAGAGGCGTACATGCAGGCGGTGCTGGACGGTGACACCAAAGCCGCCAAGGCTATCCGTACGGAGATTCGCGCGGCTGAGAAGGCCGAGTACGTGGCGACGGTGGAAACCGTAGCGACGACGCGCGCCCAGCAGACACTCACCGCCAACACCATGCAAGCGCGTACCGAGGCTGTGGTGGCTGAGCTGCAGGGTCGGTTTGAGATCTTCGACGAAGCCAGCGAGCGCTACAACGAAGAAGCCGTCAACGACACCATCGCCATGCAGCGCGGGTTCATTGAGCAGGGCATGGATCCCGATAAGGCCTTGACTAAGGCCGCCGGACTGATGACTAAGGGCGAGACGGACCGCAAGGCAGCGCCAGCGGTCACGCCGGAAGAAAAACCGGCAGCCGAAGTGAAACCGGTCCCGAAGAAGCCGGACGTGGCCGCCAAGGTGAAGGCCGCCAACGCCCAGCCGCCTTCGCTGGCGAAGGCCGGCGAATCAGGTGCGGCGCGCGACGGGTCGGTGTCGGTCTTCGACATGCCGGAAGAGGAGTTCGACGCGCTGCCCGATAGTAAGAAACGCCAGCTGAGGGGAGACTGAACCACTGCTCAGATAACAAGGATGCCTTGTTATCTGAGCGCCACCATAAACCGCGGGCCTCTTCGGAGGCCCGAATTTTGTAGGCAGCCCAGATTTCCTTTGTGGGACACTCCGCACTGTAGTTCTCGCCCATCTGCGCGTCAGCAGACCGCGTCAATCCTCGTTACGGGTTGTTAGAGATTCGCAAGTCACGGCGTTACTGGTGACAGGTAAGTGAACTTTAACCCGTATTCAACGAGGAAGCCTCCATGGCTGTTACCAATTTCAACGCTCTGACCACAGAGCAGAAGACCGTCTGGTCTCGCGATGTTTGGAAGGTTGCGCGTAACGCGTCCTTCATCAACCGGTTCGCTGGCAAATCCCATAACTCGATGGTGCAGCGCATCACCGAGCTGACCAAGAGTGAACGCGGCGCCCGCGCCGTCATCACCCTGGTGCCCGATCTCGAGGGCGACGGTGTCGCCGGCGATAACACGCTGGAAGGCAACGAAGAGGAAATCAAGGCATACGACCAGGTCATTCAGATCGACCAGCTCCGTAACGCCAACCGCCACAAGGGCAAGATGGCCGAGCAGAAGTCGGTCGTGAAGTTCCGTGAAACGTCCAAGGACGTGCTCGGTTACTGGCTGGCGGATCGTCTCGACCAGATGGCGTTCCTGACGCTCTCCGGCGTGGCTTACACCTACAAGACCGACGGCACGACCCGCACAGGCTCGCAGTTGCCGGACCTGGCCTTCGCGGCCGACGTGACCGCTCCGACAGCACAGGGCACTCGGTATTTCGTGTGGGACGGCGGCAACGATGACCTGACGACCAACGACGGCAACGATGATCTCGTGGCGGCGGACACCCCGTCCTACAAGATGCTGGTGAAGCTCAAGGCCAAGGCCAAGGAACAGTACGTCCGCGGCGTAAAAGATGCCAACGGTGAGGAAGTGTTCCACGTCTTCATGACCCCGAGCGGCATGGCGGCACTCAAACTGGACGCGGACTACCTCGCCAACATCCGCGGTGCGGGTGTGCGCGGTAGCAAGAACGAGCTGTTCGCTGGTACCACTTCCGTCCTCGTCGACGGCATGTGGATCCACGAATACCGCCACGTGTATCACGCCTCGACCTGGGGCAGCGGCGCGGTTGCCGGACAGCGAGTGCTGTTCTGCGGTGCGCAAGCGCTGGGTCTGGCCGACATCGGTGCTCCCGAGTGGAACGAGAAGGGCTTCGACTACGACAACCAGCAGGGTGTCGAAGTGGGCAAGATCTTCGGCCTGTTGAAGCCGCAGTTCATCTCCCAGTACTCGGGCCTGACGACCGCCGTCGACTTCGGCGTCATCACCTGCGACACCGCGGTTTAAGCAACTTGAACACCCCGCCTAACGGCGGGGTTTCTCTCTGAAGAGGAATTAACACATGGCAATCACAAAAGACAGTAACCGCCAGGGCGTCCTGGTCGTGCATCAGCCGTTCACCTGGGAAGACCTGGGCGACGGCGCGATCACAACGACCACGGTGTTCGATGCGATCCAAATGCCGGCCAACGCCATTGTTGTGGGTGGGCAGCTGGTAATCACCACAGTCTGGGACAGCTCCGGCACGACCACCGTTTCGGTGGGCGACGGCGGCTCCGCTGCTCGCTACCTTGGCGACACCTCGATCAAGTCAGCCGCGCGTACGGCGCTGGTACCGACCGGTTACAAGTACACCGCCGGTGACACCATCGACCTCGACCTGGCGCTCGCCACAGGCGTCGCTACCGCGGGAGAAGGGTATCTGGAAGTTGAGTACATCATCGACGGCCGCAGCAACGAGAACCAGGGCTAAGTTGAGCATTACCCGGTTGCGTGAGTAGCCGGGATTTTTGTGGACGAAGTCACCGCCGTTAGAAGCGGCGGTGATTCCAATAATAACTACGAGGTTTGCTCATGAAGAAAATCACGGTTAAAAGTCTGGTCAACATACATCTGATGTCGTTGACCGGGCACTCGATGCGTATCCCGGCCAACATGCCGACGGAGATTCCGGAAGTTTGCGCGAAAGAAGCGTTCGCCCGAGGGTGCGCCCTCGTCGAAGCCGCCGCTCCCGCACCAGTTGTCACAACGCCGGTTGTAACGCCGCCGGTTGTCACAACGCCCGGGACGGACGAAGCGCAGATCAAGGTTGCGATCCACAAGCTCGTCGAAGCCAATGATCCTGACAGCTTCAAGAAAGACGGAAGCCCCAAGGTGGCGGCAGTCGCCGCAGCGATGGGGATCCCGGTCACCGCCGAAGAAGTCACCTCCGCCTGGGAAGCAATTCAGGCCGAGTAAGAGAGGTCTTAGATGCCGCAGGCCGAGTCGGTTTCGCGAAAAGACGCCAAAGCCGCCGGCCTGAAAAGGTATTTCACCGGCAAGCCGTGTCTTCGCGGGCATATAGCCGAGAGGCTCGTCTCGAGGGCGCGGTGCAACGAATGCAAACGCATCCGCGAGCGTGCCCGGCAGAAAGCCAACCCAGAAAAACACAGCTCCCGTATTCGCGCCTGGGCCAAAGCCAACCCCGCGAAGGTCAACGCCCGAAACGCTCTCCGTCGCGCCCAGAAACTAAAGGCCACCCCAATCTGGGCTTGTAAGCCGGCCATTGACATCATCTACGCCATCGCCCAGTCACGCGGGATGCACGTCGATCACACCATCCCCTTAAAGAACCCGCTCGTCTGCGGCTTGCACGTTCATTACAACCTGCGGCCTCTGCCGCCGGAAGTGAATCTTAAGAAGTCGAACTCGTTCAAGGCGGGTGCATCGTGCTAGCGTCTGTGGTCTTAAACAAAGCAGCGACGCTGCTCTTCGACGACACTTTCGTACGATGGGAAGAGTCCGAGCTCATCGGGCATCTCAATCTCGCCCAGCGAGAGATCGCTACCCTCAAGCCCGCCTCGACCAAGACCCGCGCCACTGCCACCCTGGCATTGGGCGCGGTGCAGACGCTCCCGACGGGCGCGATGCGGTTGCTGGACGTGGAGTGCAACATCACCTCAGGCGACGCGCGCAGCAAGGGCATCACCTACGCTGACAAGGGCGCGCTTGATCTGTTCGATCCGGACTGGATGACGGCCGACGGCGCGGCCGAAGCTGACAATTACTGCTACGACGCTGACGACGACGCCACGACGTTCTACGTGTCGCCGCCAGTAGTGAATGGCACCAAGGTGCAGATCCTCTACTCGGCCTACCCCACTGAGATCACCGCCAGCACCGACGCTCTGACGGTGGGCGACGAGTATGAGTCGCCGTTGCTGGATTACGTTCTCTCCCGCGCGTACACCAAAAGTACTGAGTCGGCTGACTTGACCAAGGCTTCCGGGTACGCCCAGGCGTTCTACACCGCGCTCGGTGCCAAAGACAAAGCCGAGGCGTACCGGCGCGCCATGGCGGAGAGGGCTAAATGACTACCGCACTCACCGCGTTCCTTCCTGAAGTACTGCCGAGTGTACCCAGCTGCCCGCAGCCGCTGGCCATTAACGCCGTCCGCAACACGCTGCGTACGCTGTGCGAGCGCGCACCCGTCTGGAAGAACACCCCCACCGCGATAGACGTAGTGGCTGATCAGATGGAGTATCCGTTCGTCCCAGCCTCCGGCACCCTCGTGGCCGGGGTCGAGTACGCGGCTCACGACGATCTCGAGATCTTCCCGAAGACCGAGCAGCAGCTCGACGAGATGTATGCGAACTGGCGCACCGACGGTTCCGGCGACCCGAAATATTACACGCAGCTCTCGCAGCGTAAGATTGCGCTGGTCCCCACGCCGGCCGCTGCGTCGACGGGCGGGCTGACCCTGCGGGTGTCGTTGAAGCCGTCGTCGACCGCGACGACGGTGGAGGATGAGATTTACGACGAATGGCATGAAGTAGTGGCCCACGGCGCGCTGGCGCGACTGCTGGTGATCCCCGACAAGCCGTGGACGAATGCGGACGAAGCGCTATTTCACGCTGGGCTCTTCGAGATGGGCGTCCTAAAGGCGAAGAAGCGCGCTGAAGATTCCTACTCCCGGGCGCATCGCACTATTTCATACGGAGGACTCTGATGGCTGCCCCTACGGTCGATGCGCTCCGGGCTAAATACGAGCCGCTGATTCAAGCGCAAGCCGCCGCAGTGCAGCGAACCATTGTTGACGGTCGGGCGGCCGCTGCTGCGGCACAGGCCGCGCTTAGCGCTTTACAGGTTGAGTTCCGGCTTAAGAAAGAAAAGATCCTCGCGTACGAAAAAGCCCTCGCTTTACGAGCTGAGTTGACTGTCGTCATTGCTGACGCCCCAATTCTCTAATGACAGCTATCCGCTTCAAAGACTTCCAGGGCATGGTCCCCCGCCTGGGGGACCGCGCGCTCGCGCCCAATCAGGCGGTGGAGGCCACCTACTGCAAGCTCTGGTCGAAGGAACTGCGGTCGTGGACCGAGCGCGCCAAAGTAGCCACGCCGACCAACGCCGGTAACAACCCGCTTCTCAGCATCTATCGCTACGCCGAAAGTGGTACCCCATACTGGGTATGCTCGAACGTCGAAGCGGACTTCGCGCGTGGCCCCATCGCCGGCGACACCGTTGAGCGCACTTACGTTACTCAAGGCAGCACGGCGATCCCCAAGGTTTTCGTCACCTCGCAGGTAACCGCTGACGCACTCGTCCCGGCCGCTGCCACGCCGCTGGGCATGCCGATCCCGACCACTGACCCCGTCGTGGCGTCTGTCGTGGGCGGCGCCCCCCCGACCGAATCGCGTTCGTATGTGTATACCTACGTCGCCAGCACTGGTGAGGAGGGCGCGCCCAGCGACCCCACCGTTCCGCAGACCGGCAACATCGACGCGACGTGGACCGTCACGCTCCCGACGACCGCCCCTACCGTCAACGGAACTGCGCGGACGGACATCACTACGGTACGTCTATACCGCACCAACACCGGCACGACAGGGACCAATTATCAGTTCGTGGCGGATGTAGCCCTCGCCACCGGCACCTACGCCGACGCCATCGCTCCGTCTGCACTGGGGGAAATTCTCCCGACCGAAGCCGACTGGGGACCGCCGCCGAGCGATATGGCGGGTATCATCTCACTCCCTGGCGGTGTACTGGCCGGGTTCACCGGCAACGAGCTGTGCTTCTCCGCTCCAGGTTATCCCTACCTCTGGCCACTGAGTTATCGGCAAACGACCGACTTCCCTATCGTCGCCATCGGCAACTTCGGGACTACGGTCGTGGTCGCGACGACCGGTAACCCGTACTTGGCCATCGGTTCGACGCCCGCAGCCGTGAGCATGTCGCGTCGCCCCGAGCGTCGTCCCTGCGTGTCTAAGCGCAGTCTGGTGAGTTCCGAGCACGGCGTGTCGTATGCCACGCCGGACGGGTACTACGTCATCGGTCCGAGCGGTTCGTACATGCTCACCGAGAAACTGATGACTCATGACGAGTGGCAGGCTTACTACCCAGCGAGCATGCATGCAGCGGTGCTAGATGGGCGAGTATTTCTTTTTTATCACGCCGGGGGTTACGTCGGCGGCGCGGGGTTCATCATCGACCCAAACGGCTCGGTGACGTCCAGCAACACGCCGCTCATGACTGAGCTCAGTTTCTACGCCTACGCGCAGTATGTGGACTACACGACAGGGACGCTTTGGCTGGCTACGGTAGTGGCCGAGGTGTTCCAGATCGACGAGTGGGAAGGCGGTTCCTCGACGCTGCAGTACAGCTGGAAGTCCGGCGAGAATCCGACCGAGCGCCCTATCAATTTCGCGTTCGGGCAGGTGTTCGCGGCGTACACGCTATCCGCTGCTGAGCAAACAGCGCTCGACACGGTCAACGCTGCGATTCTGGTGAGCAACACGGTCAAGATCAACAACACTACTGTCAACTATGCACTCGACGGCACGCCCACACCAATTACCCCGCCGTATAACACCAAAGGTATCGGTGGTGGGCTGGGGTCCATGCCGCTCGCGGGCGTCGCGGTGGCTGGCAATATCCTGGAGAAAGCAACGAACAACACCAACGGCGTGTCGTTCCAGTTGTACGGCGACGGAGTTCTTCGGTACGTGGTGACGGTCGGCTCCAAAGACCCGTTCCGGCTGCCGGGCGGGTACACGGCGGACAGCTGGTCTGTAGGTGTCAGCGCCGTGATTCCGGTTAAAGAAGTGGTCTTGGCCACGGATCTTAAGTCCTTGAAGGCCGTATGAGCAACGAGACCCCGCGCGTCGTTACCAAGGTCCCGGCGATTCCGGATATCCCTCTCGGCGAGATATCCACCGATGCGCTGCACGGTATCCTCAGCGCGATCAAGCAGCTGCTCGAAACTCGGGAAGGCATTGTCGCGGGCGGCACGAAGAGCCGGTTTCTCACGATCCGGGACCTCGAAAAAACGGGGGTCGTGCTACCTAATGGACTACCTAAATGATAGGCAGTCCACTCCAGGGATGTGCTGAAATGTCCGATACCGAGGTGATATTTTGAGCTGGCTCAGTAGCTTTTTTAAGTCTCCTAAGACCGAGGAAACCGGCGCCGAGAGTGCGGCCGTCGCGCGCGCTAATGAGATGCGCGCCGACTACAAGGACCGGTACGTCCCGGTAGAGAACAAGTTCCTGGCCATGACCCGGCAGACGCCGGGCATGTACGAGCGCGCCCGCGGCGTGGCCAACGCTGACGCCGCCGCACAGTTCGACGTAAAGGGCGAGCAGGCGTTTCGGTCTAAGCTGCTGGCTGGTAACGCGCCGAACAGCGGCGCGAGCGTGATCGAGATGGGAGCCAACGCCGACAAGCGCGGCGCAGGTCTCGGTAAATCTCTTAACTCCGCCACCTTCGCTACCGACATAAAACAGCGTACCGGCCTGCACAAGGCCATCTTGCTCGGCCAGAACATCCGGGACAGCGCAGTGACGGGTGGCCAGAACGCAGCGTCACTGAGCGGGTCGATGGCGCTCTCCAACACCAACGCCCTGCAAGGGTGGCGCTCCGGCATTATGGGCGCGGTTGGCACCGCGGCCGGCGCTTACGGGCAGTACCTGGCTGGCCAGAAAGACCCGGCGGCCAACGACGTGTATGAGTCCGAAGCGCGGTACGGCGAAGGGTATGGCCGCACCTGGGGCGGAGGGTTCGATTAATGAGTTGGTTGAGCAGTATTTTCAAGAAACCTGACGCGCAGGAGTCCCGGCTGACTAATCAGCTGGAAGAGATGTCGCGCGCGGATTACGAAGACTACAAGACTCGGCTCGCGCCTTACGAAAACGAACTGATGGAGTCGATTGACAATCCGGCCGCCAAAGAGGCCGCCGCTGCTGAAGCAGGCGCGCGGTCGGATCGGTCGTTCGACGTTGCCGCCGGTTCTCTGGCCCGACAAATGGGACGCCGCGGCGTCACCGCCACTCCGGAGCAGCGCGCCGCTATCGGGCGACGCACCGGCTTGGCGCGTGCCGTTGCCAACGTCGATGCACAGAACACGTCCCGCTTCAATACTGAAGCGGCTAATATCGAGGACGCTGGGTTCCTGGTGGAGCGCGGTCGCGGCACTGCCGGAGCGGCCGCGACGGGCTTGGCACGCGCCGCCCAGTCCGAAGTCACCCGGAACAGTAACAACGCCGCTGCGCAGAGTGAGGACCAGGCCGGCAAGATGAAGACCGTCGCCGCCGTGGCTGCGATGTTTATGTCCAGCCGTGAGTACAAAGAGGACATCGCTCCAGTGTCCTCGACAGAGCTGATCGACCTGTTGCAGCAGATTGATGTGGTGCAGTTCAAGTATCGCCCGGAAGTAGGTGTCCCCGGGCATTACGTCGGGGCTATCGCTGAAGACGTGCCGGCCCTGTTCGCCACTGAAGACCGTAAGGCACTTAATTCTTACAACTTGATCGGTGCTCTCGTGTCTGCCGTGCAGACGCTCAGCGCTCGCGTCAACCAACTTGAAGCAGTGAAGGAATAACATGGCCGGCACAGGAGCTTGGGGCTCTTTCGCAGACGGCGCGACGCAAGGCGTTCGCCTGATGAGTGACCTACAGCAGCGGAAGTTCGAGAACACCCGCGCGACGCAGCTGGATGCGGACAACCGCAGCCGTTACAACGATTCCATCGAGTACCGCGACAAGCTCTACGACGACAACCGCTCTGAGATCGAGGGGCAGAAATCCGCCAAGGCGCTCGAGTTCGCAGTAAACGACTTTGCGTCTAACCCGAAGACGGCGCACTTAAACCTGTCGACCGCCGCCGGGGCCAACGCGTTCCTGAAGATGCACGGGCAAGCCGTCAACCCGCTCATCAGCAGCAACAAAGAACTGCGTGACGAGGCGCTGAAAAACCCGGACGTCGACAAGAGCAACTGGTTCGCCGGTATCATGCCGGTGGACGACGGTAAAGGCGGCGTCCGCCACGCCATCATGCTCAACGTGCGTGATGCGAATGGCAACATCGTCGCCAAGCCGTGGAGTAAGTCACGAGGTAAGAACGACCCTGTGGCTTTGGTCGACCCCACGGAGACTATGGGACTCATCACCAGCACGATGTCTCGGTACGGCTACACCGGCGGCGAAGCAACCGTCAACGCGCGCGCCAACGCCGACGCGGGTCGGTTGAGTGGCCTGCAAGTGGCAGTTCCCGCTCCTGCAGCGGCGCCAGCCGCGCCAACTACCGCTCCGGTTGGTACTACCGCACCTGTAGCGCCAGTTACCGCCGCCCCTAGCGCAGTGACATCCGCGGCAGCGCCCCCTGAGGGGTTCACTCCGGAGGGAGAACTCGACCGATTAATGGGGCGGGGGGACGCAGCGAAGTCAACCCAAGCAGATTTGTCGAATGATCCCTTTGAGGCCGATCCGCCGCAACCTAAGTCTCTTATGGGCCGTACTATGAATGCGCTGCCCGCGACGCCTCCTACGGCCAAGATGTACTACAACGAGCACCGCAAAGATTTAGTGGCGTCTGGTCGGTACACTCCAGGCCAGATCGCGGACATGGACGAGAAGTTTATTCCGGGCGGGGTCGCGCTGCCAACCGCGCTGGCAGACGTCAATCCGAACAAATTGACGCCGGGCCAAGTCATGAGTCCTAAGAACCAGGACGCGATTGTCAAGGACATGAAACCGGCGACTCCGGACGAGGCGAAGTCAGCGGTGACTTCGGTACAAGCGCCTGCGGGAGGGCGCAGCGGTCATCCGTCGCGTCGCCAGCTGGCGGACGCGCTGATCCTCAAGGCGCACGGTGTGCTGACGAGCGAGCAGGTCACACGCTACGCGCAGACCGGCAAGTTGGAGAAGGACGAGCTCAAGTCCTTCAACCCGGAGCACGACATGTATCTCAACGGCCAGCTGGTCAAGAAAGGCGAGCCGAAGGGCACGACTTCGAAAGAGCAGAACAAGGAACGGCGCGACATGCTCAAGATGGCCGAGGACCGCGTGCGGAACAACATCAAAGAGCTGAACGGCAACCCAAAGGCCGGCACGCCCAACAAGTACACCTATTCCGACTACACCACGCGCATGACTGAAGTACATAACGCGCTGCGCGATGCGAATTTGCCAGCCACGGTGATCGAATTGGCGGAGTCGCCGGAGCTTACGGGTGTCTTGACTGAGCTCTACAAGAAGGCCGTGGACATGGACGACAAAGGCGGCTGGTTCACCAAAGAGGCCAAACGCACCATCATGGACGCGTACGAGAAGACCTACGGCAAGTCCGGTCCCAAACCCCAAGTGACGGTTAAGAAAGTCAACGGCGTCGATACCGAAGTCGTCGAGTTAATGGTCGACGGCAAGAAACAGTCTGTCGATTACCAGAAAGCTAAGGCCCTCGGCCTCATCAACTGACGTACAACCCGCTAACGGGGTAACGTGGTCTCCCTCGCAGATCTTGTAGTGACGCCCGACGCAGACCAAACGGCCCGCGCGCCTTCGCTCGCGGACGTTGTGATCAAAGACCCTGCGGTACTTCAGGCCCACCGCGAGCAGATCATCAAAGACTCGCCGGCAACCAAAGACGGGCGCTTCCGTATCGTCGACGGCGACACCGTAGTCGACACCACGACCGGCCAGCACCTCCGCCTGCGAGGCATCAACACTGCCGAGAAAGGCCGCGGCGTATCCGCCGAGGCCGCCAACGAACTGAAAAATTACCTTGACGCCGCCGGCAAGGTGACGCTCAAAGAGTCCGGCAAGGACGTGTACGGCCGTACCGTGGCCGAGCTCGTGGCTGAGGACGGCAGCTCGATCAACCAGAAGATGGCTGCGGGTGGGTTCGCGCCGTCGATGAACTTCGGCGGAGAGACAGGCCCCTACGACAAAGAATCCAAGCGCGCCAACCTCGCCCAGTTCGGCGCGGGTGTTCGCACGCCGGAAGAAGCCGCGAGTGACCGCCGCCTGCGCGCGGCGCAGATCATCAACTACCAACCGACGGACCCGGGCCAGTTTGCCAACCCCACTCAGCGCAAACCCACCTTGTTGCAAGACGTCGGCAGCGGCGTCCGCCAAGGTACGGACCAGCTGCAGGCCGACGCCTACGCCGTAACGGCGCTGTTCGGCGATGCGCTGGGTTCCGAGGACGTGCGCAAGTGGGGCATGGACGGATACCAGCGCAACCAGGCCGAAGCCGCGAGCAACGCGCCGAGCGTGCAGGACTTCACCAGCATCGAGACGGGCGGGGACTTCTTCCACTGGGCGGCGGGTGCGCTCGGGCAGGCCGCGCCGTCCCTGGCGACCATGGTGGCTGGCGGCGGTGTCGGCGCGCTGGCCGCCCGCAAGGGTGTGCAGATGGCGACGGGCAAAGGCGCGGAAGAGCTGCTGCGCGGACATGTCACCAAGAAGGCCGTCGATAACATGGTCGAACGCGGCGTTCCGCGCGGCGTCGCGGAACGCGTCATCTCCCGGGCGCTGCGTGAGAACCCGGCGGTACACGACGCTATGGCGCGCGGTCTGGTGACCCAAGCCGGCGCGGCCGCGGGTGTCTACGCGACCAGCTCGGCGCAACAGACAGGCGAAATCTACGGCGAACTGGCTGAGAACGGCATCCGCGCGCCGGGCACGGCTGCGGCGTTCGGCGCGGCTGGCGGTGCGCTCGATGCAGCAGGCCCGCTGTACCTGATGCGCAAGCTGTTCCCAGGCATCGGGGACGAGGCCGCCAAGTCCATCGTCAAGCAGGTCGCCAAGATCGGCGGTATGGAGTTGCTCATCGAGGGCAGCACGGAAGGCGCGCAAGAGGTCATCGCGCTGGCCGCCCGCGCTCACGAGGATCCGAATTTCAAAGTCTGGACGCCGGAAAACCGTATGCGCGTGTACAACGCCACGGCGGCAGGCGCGTTGGTAGGCGCGGTTGGCGGTGGCCTCGGCGGTGTTGCCGCGGGTCGGTCTGACCAGGGGCAGGTCGACGAGACATACCTTAATACTCCGCCTGAGAACACGCCGGCGCCTGCGGTTGAAACGCCTCCCGCAGCCGAATCACCCCCGCCCGCTACCCCTCCGGGGGGTGGGATCGTTCAATCTGAGGCTTCTCAGGAGGTCGTTTCTGAGCCAACTACCAATCAGGTACCAATTCCTGATGAATTAGTAGTTACGCCCGACAAAGCGCCTGCGAGTATCCCCCAAGAACTGAGCGCGGCGGATATCGCGCCACAACCGGCCCGAATCGCGCCAAAAGAAGTCCCAATCGCGCCAGAACCGCCGGTCACCCTCAAGTCCGTCGCCGAGACCGTCAAGCAAGTCCTCGCCGAACACGACGCCGAGAAAGAACAGAAAGCCGCCGCGATCAAAGCGGTGAACGACAAGCTGTCGGCCAAGTTCTCGACCAAGATCGAGGGCCTGACGCAGAAGCAGCGCGAGGCCGTCGAAGTCACGCCGGATAAGGCTGCGGATAGCAAAGCTCCTGTGGACGTCGCGCCGGAGCCTGAGGCTGCTCCGGAGACCAAGGAACAGGACGAGCAGGCCGTGGCTGAGTTCGGCCCGGCCCACGTACCCGAAGCCCAGCACAACATCGCCGAGATGCGGGTGATCGAGCACGGGCAACTCAAGACCGGCAAGCCGTGGAAGGACAGCAAGGGAGCCATCGGCGTTCGCCTCGGCGTGCTGCGCCGGCAAGCCAAGAAACTCGGTTCCGAGTCCCTGTATGACATCAAGGCGGTCAAGGATGGCTTCGTCATCGAAGAGTCCATCCCGCCGCACGAGCAGGTCTACGAAGACCGCGCCACCGGCAAGATGCGCACACGCGGCGAATTCGTCGAGGTGCGCCTGGAACAGGCGAAGAAGACCGCGCGCAAGTACCCGGACGCCGACAACAAGTTCAAAGTGGTCCGAGTGTATCCGTACGACCACAAGCCCGGCGCGGTAGCGCAGCGCCTGGATGCTAAGAAGATCACCCAGCTCGGGCTAGATCTCAACCGCGAGGAAGCAGACACGCCGTGGGGGCCGCAGCGTATTCTTAACGGATGGAACGCCGGCATGGCTGAGGTGCTGCTCAAATTCGATCCGGTGAGTACGAAAGGCTTCCCGGACGAGACAGTGGTGTGGAGCTCTAAAGAAGGCGATGTCACGCTCGGTCAGCTGACGGCGCGCTTGAAGCCGCCGCAGGAGAAGATCGACGCGCTGGAAGACACTGACAAGAACCGCAAAGCGCGCGCTGGTTACCGCTCTCAGATTAAAACTGAGAAACGTGCCGGCGTGGATGGCGTGTTCTACGACGAAAAGAGTGGGACCAAGGTCAACATCGGCGAGCAAACCAGTACAGGGATGCGGACGATTCAAGACGTCGATCCGAGTAAAGACCGTACGGTTATGGATGAGGAGCGCCCGCTGAGCGACGAGGACAGTGTCGACCAGATCATGACGCGCGACGAGGATCGCTCGAACAAAATCGACCGCGAGTTCCATCCGGAAGAGGATAACAAGCCCGTCGACATGGTCGGCGAAAGCGCCGGCACGGTACTGCGTAACAAAGGCCCCAGCGCCGAAGCCAAGGCGGGCCAAGAAGCCCGCAACGCGGCGCGAGCGCCGACGAAACAGCCGGGCGACACCTACGTCCCCGATAACACAGACCCCCGCGCGGCTGAGAAGGCCGAGGGCTTCAAGCAGGCGGCGACGAAGCGCACGGGCATCACCAAGGTGGGCGAGACCATCACTAGCAACGAGCTCTCGATGGTCCAGTCGCTCGCGAAACTCGTCGGGCTCCAGGTTCATATCACCATCGTGGACGAGGCGGGGCTCAAGCAGCTGCGCGCCGAAGGCCACCCGATGACCGATCACCTGAACAAGATCGAGAACGACAAGCCGTTGGGGCGGGCGCTGTTCACTCCCGACTCGCGCGACACTGTCATCTTCATATCCAAGAAAGCCACAGGCATCCAGCGCGTGGCTGTGTTCGCGCACGAGTTGGGCCACATCGCCCACCTGGCGATGTTCGACACCCTCTCCGCAACCCACCCAGCGCGCGTGCGTTTGGTCGAAGGGTACACCCGCGATCTGATGAATGGCCGCGCCGGCAAGAAAGGCTTCTACGAATGGTACGCCAACCAGTTTGTCGCCTGGGTCGCGCGCCGTCAAGCGCCCAGCAGCGTCGTCGAGAAGTTCTTCAAGGACGTCTTCACCTCGTTGAAGAAGATGTGGAACGAGCTGACCAAGAAGTACAAGCTGAACCAGAACTTCGGCGACTTCATGGACGCCGCCGTCACCGAGGCCAACGCCGGCCGCGCGCAGATGTTCGTGGGCGAGACAGACCCGGCGCTGCGCCTGCATATCAGTAAAGACGCGCCGCTCAACTTCACGATGCCCGAATGGGTGGCTCATAACAAGGTCGTCGAGTTCTCCAAGTATCCCACGAAGAAATTACTCGAGAACCTGCACAGCTTTGCCAAGCTCGTGCTGCTCCCGGCTGACACAGTGATCCGCGGCACACGCGCCAAGACCGGTGAGCTGTACAAGCCTGCCGTCATGCTGGCCAACATCCTCAAGCGCCGTCCCGGCACGCAGGCGACCGGCGCGGAGAAGGTCTACGACTACAAAGGCAACGAGATCACCGACGGTTATCTCGACGCGGTGGTGCAGGTTACCGGGATGTTCATGCACCCTGCGGAGCAGGTTCTGCGGCGCGTCGAGGCCAAGCACAAGAAACTCCCGCGCAAAGAGCGCGAAGCCGCTGTCACAGCAGACCACGCGCGTATGAGCGACCTGCTCAACCGCAACCTGGACGACGCCGAGCTGGGCCGCAGGAGCCCGGAAGCGCTGGCGTTGCGCAACGTACTGGAAGGGGTGTGGCCATATCTGAAGAAAGCCCTCCCCGACCTGGGGCAGTTGCCGAAGTACTGGCCGCACGTATTCGACAGGGCGTACCTGGAAACTCACCGCGACGAGTTCGTCGGCATGCTGAAGCGCCACTGGAAGCGCAAAGGCGCCAAGGTCAGCGACGAGGTATTGGCACAAGACGCCGAAGCTGTCTACGCCAAGATCATGGACGAGGGCGGCTTCGCCCCGGATATTCAGGACACTACCGAACGCGCCGGGATGCCGGCCGGGTTCAAGTTCCTGCGCGAACGCGGCCTTAAGGACGTGCCCGCGGACGAGATGGCGGAGTTCTTGTCCAAAGACCTGACGAACACGATGGCGTCGTACATCAAGTCGGCGGTGCGCCGCGCCGAGATGGAGCGCCGCGTCGGGCGCTTCGAGAAGGGTATCGACGGCGAAGGCGCGTGGAACCCGAACGCCGTGCTCGATAAGACCTTCGCCCAAGCAAAGAAGGATCTCACTCCGGCGGAGTTCGCACAGCTCGTGAAGAACTTCTCCGCTGCGCGCGGCACGCAGAAGCACGACATCTCGCCGGAAACCCGCCACGCGCTGGCGTGGGTGCAGGCGTATCAGAATTACCGCACGCTGTTGTTCCCGACCATCTCGTCGATCCCCGACTTAGGCAGCGCCATGGTGCGTTCGCGCGCGGTTAAAGGCTCGTTCAGCTCCTTGCAGGAGGCCATCAAGGCGCTGGCCGACGCGAGCAAAGGTAAGCGCAACGAGCTGGCTGAGCTGGCGGCGTCGATGGCATTGATGGAAGAGGCCGCCACCAATCAGGCGCTGCACGAGACCTACGCCACCGGCAACTTCAACACTCCTAACGCCAACAAGGCCAACGACCTGCTGTTCAAGTACAACGGCCTGCATTACTGGACGCAGCTAGTGCGGGTCATGGGTTTAGCACTGGGTAAACGGTATCTACACACTCATTCTCTGGACACCAGCGCCCGCAGCACCCGGTACCTCAAGGACTTAGGTCTGACTGCCAAGGACGTGCAGGACTGGGAACGCGGTGGAAGCAAACCGTGGTCCGTGGAGAACATCAACGACGCTAACGCCGAGAAGATCGGTCGGGCGCTGAATCAATTCGTCAACGAAGCAGCCATGCGCCCGGACGGTTCCATGCGCCCGGCTTGGGCCAACGATCCGCGGCTGGTGTTGTTCTGGCACCTCAAGTCGTTCATGTACGCCTTCCACCAGACCTTCATCATGGGTACGTACAACGAGATGAAAGCCCGCCGCGCGGAAGGCTCCGGGGTTATCGACACGGCCATGCCGGCGCTGGCCATGACCAGCGTGCTGTTGCCCCTGGCCATGGGCGCCCTCGCGCTGCGCAACCTGCTCCAGCATGAGCTCTGGGGTACCGAACCGACGTACTCCGCGCTGGACGCTTGGGAAGTGCTGCAGCGTTCGGGCGGCTTGGGCTACGCCCAGCTGGCCGCGGACATGGACGAGGCTGAGTCGCACGGCAGCTTGGCGTTCCTGGCCGTGGGTGGCCCCACCGTCTCGCAGTTCCAAGCCCTCGTTACGAAGCCATTTAGCAGCATCGCGGCGCAGTCCGTACCGCTGCTCGGACAAATCCCGGCTTTTCGGAATCTGGTGACTGGTCACTAAGTTCTAGGCAGCCCACTAGCAGCTCTAGGTACAGTGAGAAGATATGACTACTCAGCTTTGGGCGAATAACGCCACCAGTAAAATAGCCGCAGCCGTCGCGGCTATCGACACGTCGCTGACGTTCACGTTGGCAGACGATGCGCTGTTCCCCAACCCTACCGGCGCGCAGTATCTGCTCTGTACCTTAACCATGGTCGACGGCAGTTACGAGATCATCAAGGTCACCACCCACACAGCAACTTCCGGCGCGTTCCAGGTCATCGAGCGCGCGCAAGAAGGGACGGCGGCGCTGGCCATCACCGCCGGCGACGTGACTGACGGCGTCAAGCTCGAACTCATTCTGACCGCCGACTCGGTGGAACAGTTCGCCCGTAAGGACGAGGACAACACCTTCGTTGGCGACAACACGCACTCTGGAAACGACACTCACAACGGCAACAGCATCCATAACGGCAACGTAGCATTCAACAAAGTCTTAACTTTCGGAAGCTCCACCGAAGTTTCAACGGCGCATTCGATGCAATTAGCCGCCGGTGACAATTTTGTCTATCACATTAGCCCGGGGACAGCCTACATTTTCAAATCTGCCGCCCTGGGCTCTGCGGCGGACAGGGTTACAGTTTATGAATCTGGCGGAATAACTTTACACGATACCTCAGGTAACGCCCCCGACGGCGGGCAGATAAGCGGAGCCGGTAACGCGATTGCCGGTTGGTACCATAACGGAAGTCTGGTCTATTCATCCGCTTCCATGTTCGAGTACGTGGGGGCCATCGTAGATGCTAATGCTAACGCCCATCCCCACGGTCTCGGTTCAAGGCCGACGCTGACGCAATTTCTTATCCGGTGCGTAGATGCGGGCGGAGAGCACGGCTACGCACAAAACGATGAGGTGAGCTTCACGGCCAAGCGTGTCGGTATTGACGAATGGTCCCCACCGGGGTGGTGCGACGCGACCAACGTGGGCGTTGTGACCAACAACGAGATCGCAGTCATGAGCAAGACTTCGTTTGCGAACGCAGTCTGCACAAACAGTAAGTGGAATTTCGTGATGCGGGCGTGGAAATAAGTCATGACCTACCCGTTCCTCCTCCATACCCTCGGACTCTGGTCCTTGTACCTCATCGCGATGTGGTTGAAGAAGCACCGCGCCCAGATCGAAGCGCGCGGCAAAGTGTTTGTCGTGACGGCCTATGCCTTCTTCTGGATCGGCTACGTGCTCGACGTGCTCTACAACTATTTCTACGGCTCGATCATGTTCGCCGCGATGCCGGCGAAGGGTGACTGGACGCTCAGCGCGCGCCTGGAACGCATCCGCGAGAACCCGCTGAATTACACCGCCCGGCAACGGGCACTGGCCGACTTCTTCTGCGAGAAGATGTTGAATCCTTACGACCCTTCTGGAAAACACTGCTGATGCAAGACTCAACCAAAACCTCCATTGACGTCGCCTCCATCGGTGTCGGTATCAGTGCTCTCGTTGACTGGCTCCCGGCTATCGCTGCGGCGTTCACCATCATTTGGACGGCGATTCGAATTTATGAAACCGCAACGGTGCAGGCGGTCTTCGCGCGGTTCAGAAAGAAGTAAGCCGTGGACCTAAAAGCAATGATGCAGCAGCTGCTCGAACACGAAGGCGAGCGGCTGATGATGTACAAGGACTCGGTCGGTAAGTGGACAGTAGGAGTCGGCCACAACATCGAGGACAAAGGCATCCCCAAGCAAGTCTCGGACCTCTTACTGGAGATCGACCTCGACGAGCATATGGCCGAGCTGGACGAGTACCTGCCGTGGTGGAGACAGCTGGACGAGGTCCGGCAGTTGGTGGTTGTCGACATGGCATTCAATCTGGGAGTGAAGCCGCCATTGGGCAAGCTGCTCGGGTTCAAGAACACGCTGAAGTACATGCAGCAGGGCCTGTATGACCAGGCGGCGGACGGGATGGAGAGCTCCTTGTGGGCGAAACAAGTGGGGAAACGAGCCAAGCGCTTGGCGCAGATGATGCGAACAGGAGAAGTATGAACAATTTGGAATACAAAGGATTCAAGTCAACGCGCATGGCGCTGACGTTACTGGGGATCTTCCTGGCAACGGCCGAGCTCTCGATGGGCAACGTCACCGGAAGTGAGTGGTTGGACGCACTGAAATGGTTGCTGGGCATCTACGCCAGCAGCGAAGCCGCGGCGAAAGGCGCCGAGGCAGTACGAGACAGAGGAGTAATGTAATGGCGAGTTTTTCTGATGGTATGAAGGGGCTGGTCAACTGGTTGGGCGCACTGGCCGCGGGTGACCCGGCGCCGGTTGTCAGTGCCGGCTACAACGGCGAAGTTTACACCTTCCGTCTCCCCGCCGCGGTGACGGTCTATGCGCGCGCGACGAATGGCGCGGAGTTGGAGGCCGTGGGCGGTTTCCGTGAGTGGGAAGTCATGTTCCTGCCGACCGCCGCCTTCACCAACGAGAAGAAAGCGCTGGTGACATTCAGCGCACCGTCCGAGGCCGTGGCGAACTCCTGGCTGTCCGATACCGGCGGCCAGAGTTTTCCCGTGATGAACGTGCCGATCCGGCTGGGCGTGTGGGAAGGTCCGTTCTTTTCGAATACGCCCATTAATTGGGCGGATGTAGACCCAGACGTGGATGGGCAGTTCTTCATCCGGGGGGTGGTGTGATGCTACAGACCAACGTACCTGAAGCGATGATGACCGAGGCGCAGCTTCCGCCAAACACAGACATCTTCGACACGCTGCTTTCGCTGTTCCAGTGCAAGGAGCGCAGCCCGGACACGTCCATCGCCGACGCTATCAACAGCGGCGTGATCTGGACGCCCAGCGATGCGCTGGGGTTCACGACTGACTATGGCGTTGACATAGGCAATGGGGGGTCGGCCATCGTAGCCACCACCGGCGGCTCTGGTATCCCCAGCATCGCCAGCGGGTTCTTCCTCATGGCCGGCGTGATGACCTTTGAGGATAACGTGGCGACGGGTGGTTTGAGTATGTGCAGTTATGGCGACATGCTTAATTCAGTAAATCCTTACTTGGGCATCTACAACCCGGGGGGCGGCAGCACCAACATGATAGCGACTTCGGGAGCGGCGACAGCCACTATCGCTACCGGCGGCATCAACACGACGCCTCGTGGGTTCGCCATTGCGGGCGAGATCGGTGCTAGCAAGACGCTTACTGTGGCAATCGATGGCGCAGCGCCGGTGGAAAGCGCCCCCGCGACCATCGACGCGCTCAACTGGGATGCGGCCTCTAACTTCTTTTTGCAGCGTACCACGTTGTCCCTGTGCTTCCTGATGGCACCGACGCGGCGACCGCACAATCTGTTTCTGCGCGCGCTGGCGGACTGGCTCAAGTACAACGTCATCACCGGCGGCAACAAGACGCTGTATCCGCTGTTGAAGGGCCGCTAAATGGAGTTTGCCTCCCGGCAGGTTTTCGGTATCCGGCTGAGCAAGGCCACGGCGAGTACCGCCGTGATCGGCGTGGCGACGGAGAGCAACGCCACCTGCGTCGTCACCTGCAATGGCGTGGAGTTCACAATCAATACCGGGGATTTCGTGGCGGTCGGCGCTGACGCCCCAGCACCGGGTAAATCTCGCGCCTGTTACGTCGGGCATGTAGCGCTGACAGGACTCAACGCCTTTCCTGCGAAGAACACCTACAGCGTGGCACAGGGAGCTAACACCCTGTCGGTAGACGATAAAGGCGTGCCGCTCTGGTTCCGCGCCTCGCCCGCCATCAATGATGATTTCTCGGTGTTCGGTTACGGCTGCCACGCTCGCGTGGATCATGCTGGATATTTTACACATACACGAACGTACATCGAGGGCGAGACAGCGCCCTATTGTTCCGATGTGTTCGGCATCGACGATGTGATTCTGTATGGTGACACCGCCAACGTTGACGACAGTGCTGGCACCGGGCACGTCCACCAAAGCAGCAACCCAACGTCCGAATACGACATGGCGCTAGTGTATATGGCGTGGATGTCGATGCTGGAGGACACCGCTGAGGCGTCATTCGCAGTGGCGCAAGGCCGCGAAAAAGACTTTGTCTGGGTCACGCAGCATGTCGTGATGCGTTTCCAGCAAGGCGACCATGAATACGCCGACGACCTCGGCGTGCCGACTTATGGCGTATCCTGCCTGACGTATCCCAGCCCGCGCTGGGCCAGTGTTGGCGTACCGAGTGGGATGGCGGCGTGCTGGGATAAGTTCATTGACCCGCTGAATGACTACACCATCCGCAACCGCGACACAGCTTCGAGACATTGGGCGGTGACCATTGGCTGCGCCACGTTCTTCGCGCCGGACGGTTATAGTGTGTCGGACGCAGCCACGGTGCGCTACGGCAACAATCAGATTCTCGACATCCTCGATGGCATTAATAATGATTCGGCGTTTAAAATAGAATTGTCCGGCGATTCCGCCCGTAAGCTCGACCCGGCGGGGGCGAATCGGGCCAACGGCAACGCGCAGCAGCCGCTATTCGACACCTGGCTGTCGGAATATAAGACGCTGTACACACGCGTCGGGCAAACGCCGAAGTCCATCATGGACAACCCTAAGACCAATGGTCTGCAGGGGGTATACCTGCGCTGGCACGTGGCTGACATGCATCGGCCGCAATCCACCTATCACTTCGCCCCGGCCTACAACGATGGGGTGAACGATCACGCCGAGGAATGTTTCTGCGAACTTGGTGCTGGCACGGTGAATGGCTCCGGCAATTTTGCAATCGCCGCAGCGGCGCACGAAGCCCTCAACCCTGACACGCCGGTTACTTACGCCAAGTGCCGACTGGACTACGATCCTGGCCCGACGTGGACTTTTTTGGGTGATCCTAGCCGCTGGCACGGCACCCGCGCCGATTTCTACGGCAGCCGTGGCTGGAAGGAAATGTACGTCTATCTGTTTGATGAGAGCAATACGGTGGTGCATACCCGGCATCTGCTGGAACGCAGCAGCAACGAACCCTTCCCGAACGATTGGGTGCTGCCGAAGATCACCACGCCGATCTCAAACAAAGGCAGGAAGCGGACATGACCCGCTACGCCCTCATTGCCGCTCTGGTTCTCGCCGCCTTTTTCAAGTGGCAGGCGATGACCTGCGACACGCAGTTGGCCAAGTCACGCGGTCACGTAGCAACTCAGAACGAAGCCGCCAGCACCGCGGCCGCCCAGGGGGAGACCCTGGCGGCCCAGAGCGAAGCGGCTGCGCGCAAGGCCCAAGCCGAGCACGCCAAGAAGCGGATCGAAGGACACGGACCCGATGCACTTAACAAATTTTTTGCTGAGCTGTAGCCTCCTGCTGGCCGGTTGCGGCGGTACGCAGCTCGTCAAGGTTGAGGTTCCGACCAAGATCCACCCACCGGCCGACCTGGTGGAGCCGCTGAGCAAAGAACACCGCCCGACGTTCGTGTATCCGAATGATTCTGGCGCAAGCAGCTGCCTGACGCCAGAGGGCGAGCGGCAGCTGCGTGAACTGTTCTTGGAACTGCTAGGGAAGTACGAGGCACTGAGGGCATGGGCTATCGACTGAGGGTGTTGATGCTGGCGTTGACCCTGGGCTTAGTTTCTCAGGACTCAGTCGCTGCGGCCGAACTTACCGTCGTCCAGCATTGCGGTGTTCCGGTGCTCTACATTGGGACGCTCGATGGGACCACGATCTACGTGACTCAGTACGAGGTTAAGACGTACCCAGTCTTTGCGGAGTTCTTGTCGAAGATCATCCGGGAGCTGACGCTCATCAACATCGAGCCGCAGATCAACGGGATTAAGATCGAGCAAATCAGCGGTATCCACTGCCCCATCCGCGTGTGAAAAAATAGATTGCAGCCCGCCCACGACCTATGAGACTATCCGTGCTTGCATCCTAAGTGTTGTTGGCGGCACGACGGTCTTCCAAACCGTAGGCGTCGGATCGTAACCGACAGGACGCTCCAGATTATATGAAACGAACCTTTACACAGACGCAACCCAATCATCCGGCGGCCAGAGGCCCCTCGGAGGTTTATCATGCGTCCTGAGTAATCGTACTCACACCAGATGAACACCGAGGGGCCTCCAAAAGAGGCCCCTTTGTTTTGGGCTTGTAGTGATAATGGGAGCACATCTGCCTTGCAAGCAGAAGGTCAGGGTTCGATTCCCTGCTGGTCCACCAGTTTTGAACGTACATATGCTTACTGCCGTGTATGTTTTGTAAGCATATAGCTTTACGCCCGATTAGCTCAGTAGGTAGAGCAGCTGCCTTGTAAGCAGAAGGTCGCAGGTTCGATTCCGTGCATTGGGCACCAGTTATCAGCGTGTAAGTCAACAGCAGACGGCCGAGCTTGGAACTCGGAGGCAGCTGGGGCAGCACCAGCCACGCTGACCATTTTGGCGTGTAGCTCAGCAGGCAGAGCAGCGGATTGTTAATCCGCCGGTCGCTGGTTCGATCCCAGCTGCGCCAGCCAGTTACGGCGATATGTAGCTCAATTGGCAGAGCCCTCGACTGTGAATCGAGAAGGTGCGGGTTCAAGGCCCGTCGATCACCCAATTATTGACTTGTCGTCTAATGGCAGGACAGGAGGTTTTGGCCCTCCCAATGCAGGTTCGAGTCCTGCCGGGTCAACCAGTTACTTCTTGAACTTGTACCAGCCCTCGCCCTTCATGCAGGTCTCGAAACGCCGTTTATTCGTGCGCTGGCCGGGAGGAATGTACCCGCCACCGGCGTAGAGCTCCTGGCTGATCGATTCGCAGCGTGAGACGTCCGCGTAGTACTGTTGTTGCGATTTGCCAGAGCCGGAAGCCCACTGGTAGTTGTTGGCACAACCGGCCAGTAGCACGACGGCGACGAACTGAGCGAACTTCATTCAGAGCCTCCCATGAGCGGCATCCAAGCGTTGACAATTTTATCGTTATCGACTTCAAACCACACCAGCACATGAACCGGAGTTGTAGTGCCGGGGACTGGCTCAACCAGTAGCAGGTACTCGTGGACGCTGCGCTTGCTGCCGGTGCAAGCCCGGATTTCGCGCGGCGGACCCCAGTCGGTATGCAGCTTGGCCACGGGGCAGCCTATCCACGGTATAACCCGTAGGGCCAGAACGGAAGCGGCGTGGATACTGAGCGACTGATCCGGCATGGCGCGCATCATCTACGATTTTAGACCTAATCGCAAGTACGTCCCGTTTTTGTCCCGGCGCCCGCGAAACTAGCTTAAATCAAGCCATTTGCCGCGCTCTTTCACGGCTATGTCCCCGCCACAGCGGGCTTGTTTTAGGCTGTTTTTATAAGGCCTAGGACGAGCGAATGGTACTGTTTGGTATAGTTTGACGACGGGTTTGTCCCAAATGTCCCACACCATATATGTGGGTATTACGCTGCGAGTTTGTTGCCTTTGGAGAGATTTTCGACTGCGGGGATGTTGCGGAGGTTGTACTCAACATGAAGGCCGCAGACGTTGTGGCCTTTGAGAGGAACGATATGGTCGGTGTGTTCGCCCGGTTTACGGGCGGCGTAGATCGCCGCGATGGCATTTAGATCGGCCCAGGCTGGGGTGGCGCGGAGCGTGTGGGCGCGGCGGAGGGCACGACGGGAGACGAATACTGCGGGGTTGGCGTCGTATCTTAGGCGCTGTGTGTATGCGCGGCGGGCTCGGTTTGCTTTGTGCCAACTCGTAGCCCGCTCCGGGTACTTCTGGCGGTGCTTCTTCATGTTGGCTGAGTGGCACGACCGGCACCACCAAAACAATCCGTCTTTCGCTTGCCTGTTCGGTGAGAACTCGGCGTGGTCTTTGTGCGCTTCGCACTTGGGGCACCATTTCACCCATCCAGCTTACGTATCTGGTTGAGTGGGCTGCCTAATTCTTGTACGCTTCGCGCCTCGTCCCCTTCGTCTAGAGGCCTAGGACCTCGGGTTTTCAGTCCGATTACACCGGTTCGAATCCGGTAGGGGACGCCAATTACAGGTTGATCTTAGTGCCGGCTAGTTGTAAATGTTCCGGGGTCAAGTGTGAGTATTTTTCGGTCGTGGTGACACTGGCATGCCCGGCGAGCACCTGGACGGCTCGTAGGGGCACTCCGGCCATGACCAGCTGGGAGATGTAAGTGTGACGCAGGCTGTGGAGGGTCCCGCCCAGTTTGGCGCGGTGGGCGCAGCGTTCAAAGGCCCTGGTGAGGGAGCGCGGGTGCTCGCGCGGCAGCACGTACTGGCCCTCGGTCTTGATGCGCTTGACGGCGCGGCGGGCATTGTCCGTGAGCGGAATTTCACGCCACTTGCCGCTCTTGGTACGTTCCTCGGCGGTGGAGAGCACGCGGATCGAGCTCTCGCCGATGTCGGCCTTCTTGAGCTGCAGGGCCTCGCTGCGTCGTAGTCCGGTGTTGACCATCAGTTGCCAGATGGCGGCGTGGTAGGGCGACGCGGCGTACAGGCGCTTCAGTTGGGGCTTGGTATAAAAATGGGGCGGCCTGGCGTCCAGCTCTTGTGGCATAGAAACCCCCGCAATCCGATTCCTCGGTAAAAGCTCCCATTCTACGGCCTTGTTCAGCAGGGCCTTCAGTATGCGCAGTTCCTTCGTTACGGTGCCACTAGCACTAAGTCCTGAGCGACTGTGTTTGTAGTCCTCGGCCATCTTGGGGGTGATTGCATCGAGCGGAAACACGCCGAACACCGGGAGCAGGTGCTGCCGGACGATCTGGGCGACGCGCCAGTGACTGGAAGGGTATTCTTTTTCGTGCCACGCCAGATATTCTTCGGCGTAGTTACTCATGACTAAGGACGAGGGGAGATAGACTTGGCCTGTGCTGAGCTCGAGTTCCTTGGCCTGCAGGAGGATTTTAACCTGGCGTTCTGGTACTGTTCGGACATTTCCGACTGGAGTTTTGTGGCGGCCGGTGACGTCGGACCATTGTATGTACCAGGTGCCACCACGTTTGTAGTATGTTGCCACGCCGCTTCTTTCTCGATTGCCCGTTGTAGATCGCTCCTACGATACACTAATTTACCCATGAAACGAAAGGGGAGGATAGCGTAGGCGGTGCGGTGGCGGCGGAACTGGCTCAAACAGACACAACAATAGTCGGCGGCTTGAGCCTCGGTGAGGTAGTCCTTAACCAAAGGGGACTCCAATAGAGAAGCGCTCGGCGTAGGATGCGGCGCGCAGCTGCGCGGCGATGCTCGGGTGGCAGATGACCACCTGCCTGCCGCCCATACGCATCATGATGGCGGTAGGCTCTTGGACGAACCCGAAGCGCTTAGTGCGTTTCTTCTGGATGCGGTGGTGGTAGCTGTCACGCATCCAGGGCCGGCGTTTGAACACGACCTTGGGTTTGTCGGTGTTGCGGACGCAAAGCAGATTTTCATATATGGGGAGGCCGCGGAACATCACATCGGTCTCGCGCAGACGAATTCCCACCAGTGGACGCCGCGCCCGGTGCGGACGTTGCGGCGCCGATTCAGGGCGAAGGTGAAGATGCGTGGATCGGCCTTGCTGTCGGGTGAGAGGGCTATGGACTCCATTACGTTATAGGTTACACAGCTGGGTAGTCCGTTGGTTGGTGGTGCCCGCAGTTCACGTATCGGTGGCAGTTGGCGGGCGGCGGTTTTGATATCGGCGGGGGTAGGGTTCACTAGTCCTCCCAGATGTCGAGTTCTGCGCCATTGAATTTCATCGGTGGTTTTTGGAACATGTAGTACCGCTCGAGTTCGGTGCAGAGCTTGATGTAGTTCGAGCGGGTGATCGAGATGCGCTTGACCTCGGTACCGGTTTGTTTTTGAAACTTGGCCACGGTACGGAGGAGCGCGGCGGCGATGCTCATCGTAGCCCTCCTTCGTCGTTGTTGCAGTACTCGTATACGAGCAACAGTATGAGTATGGTTATTAGGAATGCTGGGGTCATTAGCAGATGACTTTGTGTGTGTCGAAGGGCCATACGGGACCTTTCCATCTGTCCGGTGGAGGGACTGGCGGAGCAATGGCGGGTACCAGGTTTGGGTTGAACGGCGGTGTAGGGTTGAACGGCGGCGTGACTTTGTGGAAGACCGTGTTCAAGTGCGCGACGATCTGTTCCCACTGCATTTTGTTGGGCGGCCTGGTGTCATGGAGTTCGACGAAACCTTGGAGCCAGTAGCAAAATTGTTCTGAGTTCATTGGAGGTTCTTCGGCATGAGTTTGAGAATTGCGGGTGACGCGGTGCTGCGTCGGTCGTGGCGGCGACGGGCTAGGATGCGCGCGGCGACGGCTCCGGCTTCGCTGACGAAGGCGGCGCGGCGTTCGAAGGTGCGGTAGTCGGGATAACCTTTATGAACCGGTACTGGGTTGGTCATGTTGTCCTCGTTAGTCGATGGGGGATTTAGGCGGGGTGCAGTTGACGCAGATGCCGGTGGTGGTGTCGTGAACGTAGTCGTAACCCATCATTCCGGCTTCGACGTAGTTGCCACACAGACGACATGAGGCCATACCGCGGTCGTTCATGAGTTGTTGTAATTCGTGGGCGTCGAGGCCCCAGTCAATCTGGGCCTCGAAGCTGCCGCCGCTGGCTGCTTGCTCGGCGATTTCTTCTTGTTCGTGGATAGTAAATCGGCTCATGGTTCCTTATGTTTGCATATCTGTGGGTTGGGCTGTTTTGTGGGCGGGAGGGGTTTCCAGCCTTCGGTGAGGTACTCGAGGAAGGCGGCAGTTTCTTCGGGGTGGGCGTCGAGCAGCGGGTTGTCCCAGTAGTGGCCGTAGTAGACCACTTCAAAGCGCGGGTGTGGGCCGAAGCCTTTGAGATGGCGTGGTGCGGTGACGTTGCGGGTGTGCTTCTCGGGGATACCGCTGACTAGCAGGAAGGCGTTGTATTCAGCCAGGGAGCCGCAGAGGACGAAGATGGTTGGGCTCATGCGGGTATTTCCTCAGCAATAGGCTCAATGGAGAGTAGCTTGACGGTATCGGGGTGGCCGTCTTTGTCGTGGCGCAGTGTGGGCTCGAAGGTTTTGGCGGCTTCGGCTGCGGTGGGGGCTTCGACGGAATGGGTGTGGACAGCGAGGGTTTTGACGAGGTACTGGGGCATTGGCGGAGGCCTTATATTTTTAGTATGAGCGCCCAGACTGTACCCAGGAAGAAGCAGGTGCTTCCTCCCAGGTATAGAAAGAGGATGGCGATTTCGGAAGACATTACTTCAATAAGGATTCGATTTGGTTGGCGATTTTGTCGGCACGGGTACGCTCCTGACTGAGGGCGGTCTGTTCGTCTTCCATGGCACAGATGCGGTCGTTGATATCGTGCTCACGGGTGGCGTTTCGGTTGGAAAGCGCGCGTAGATCGCTGACAGTCTGATTGAAGCGGTTGAGGATTTTGTCGACGTTGGTGGGCTTGAACATTTGAGGGTACCTTTTTGTTATGGTTGGAGGAGGCTTTATACAGTGGGTGAAGTCTGGGCTGCTTTTCTTTCGGTTTCGATTTCTTTTTGTAGCATGGCTAGTGCGCGCCAAGCGACTTTGGCGGAGTGGCGGGTGCCATCCGTGTCGACGGTGCCGGCCTCCCAGAGATGCCGGCAAAGGGCATCAGGCTCATCTGTGCTTTTGGTGCGGTCCCAGTGGAGCGGCTCGCCCTTGTGGTGCTGGTCGTTGCCTTTTTGGGAGCAGGCAGCGACGGCGGCTAGGGCGTCAGGGAAGTATTTGATTAGTCCAGAGAATAGAGGGACGGCTTTACGCTCGGCGGCGTTGGTAGGGATCATTTACGGCTTCCGGTGTTGTAGGCGGTGCGGTTGAGGTGGGCTTCTTCTTTGAGAGCCTTGCCAAGACCGATTAAGGTGGGCGGGTGGATCGTGCGTTGTTCCTTTTGATTGCGGTATAGCTTTTTGATGCTACTGAGCTCGGTGCGGAGTTCGGCGAGTCGGTTGAGGGCGGCTTCGTAGGTTCTGAAGTAGCCGCCTAGGTAGGCGCGGTTGTTGCGGTACAGCCGGACGCGGTAGCGTCTTT